CGGCGAGCTTGCCGATCAGCTTGCGGAGGTCTTTCGGGTAGAACGTGCTGCCATCGCCGCCGGTGGACGGCTGGACCTCCAGCGTGGTCGTCCACGACGTTGGTTCGTCGTCCGTGAGGTACACCCGATAGGCGAGATCACCCCATTCGCCGCTGACCGTGCCCTCAGCCACGGCGTTGTCCCACAGCGACACGGGTGGGTCCTCGCCCGCCGCGTACTGGGCCTCAACCTTGGCCGCGGTCTTCTTCGCCTTAGCGTTCGCCTCGGTGAGGTCGGTGTGCAGTTGGCCAACACCACTGGGGGTGAGTTTCACGGTGCTGCCACGGTTGCCGGCTCGCCACTTCTCGGCGTCGTCAACCGGGATGATTCCGATACGAATCTCGCGCCCGCGCGGAGAGTCCACGACAGCGAACAGGGTGTCGACATCGGTGCCACCTTTGGGGCTGATCCGGTCGGAGCTGACAAAGTGCTCGTCCTTGTCGAGCTGGATGCGCTCCGCCAGCTTCAGCACGTCATGCACCGCGCCGCCGGTACCCCATTCCCCGTCCGGCCTGCGCAACTGGTCAGGGTTGAACTTCGCGGCGACCGCTCCCGCAGCTGCGTCCTTTGGGGCCGCCATCGCCGCCGCAACGCTCATGTCACCCGTCTGCGTCGGCGGCGCCGACTGGTCGGAGCCGGGGGTCGGAGCCGGCGGGGTACGCAGCGTCGCCGGATCCGCCGGCGGCAACCCGTACTGCTGCCGCGACGACTCCTCAAGAACCTCATCAGGCCGAATCACACCAGCATCGACGAGCGTCTTCAACGCCTGCGCCGTCGCCGCCTGGCGACTACCGATCTCGTCGAACACCAGCCGGGGCGCCGGCTCGTCCTCGCCGAAGTTGATGTCCACCAGGTCCTCGACGATGTGCTGCGTCGCCGTGTCCCGGATCTGCTCCGCCAAAGTCTGCAGCGACATCGTGAAGAAGTCCGCGAACGTCGTCCCCAACGCCCACGAGCCGGTCTGGGCCCCCAGGTTCAGGAAGTGCGCCAACACGGCCCGGGCGATCTGACTGTCGTGGTAGTCGATGGCGGGCTGGGCATCCGGCAGCGTGCCCTCCACGCCGACGAGCCGAATCTTCGCGCCGAAAGGTGTCGCCGAGCCGGCGGCCTCACCGGCCCGCCACGCCGCGGCCATCGCCTTGCCGGCCGCCATGTCATCGCTCGTCGCGCCTTCCTGCGCCTCGTACACCGGCACACCCATGCCGTTGCGCTCGACCGTCTGAGCCTGAACACGCAGAAGACGGTCCTTGAGCAGCCAATTCTTGTAGCAGTTCCGCAAAATACTGGTCCCGAGCCAGTTCCCGCCCTCTTTCGCGTGGATGTACGCGACGAGGCGACCAACCGGGATCGGCTTCGGCTCGCGGTCCAACTCGGTCCAGTACTGTTTGATCGCTACCAGGCCACCATCCGGCGCCACGTCGATACGCTCGATCGTCTTCGCCGGCCGGTACGCGAGCTTGCGCAGGTGCGCCGCGTTGCCATCCGGGGTCACCCGGTACACCTGCTCGAAGTAGGCGTGGCCGTACGGAAGCATCAACAGGGCCTCACGCAGGTGCGTCGGCCACGAGAAACGGTCCTTCAGCCTCGGCGGCGGCGCAGTCGGCTTGCCCACCACCGGCAGACCCAGGTCATCGGCAACGAACTTCGTCACCCGGGCCCGGGCGCCGGCCGGGTCGATACGCCACGGTGTACGCAGCAGCGTCTCGGTCACCGCGCGCAACACGGAGCCGACCTGCGCATCGGTACGCCGCATCTGGTCGAAGACGTAGATCGACTGCGGCCAGACGAGCTCGGGGGTCGTCTCGTTCTCGTACAGCCACCAGTTGTACTGAGGTGCCTGGGTATAGCCGATCTCAGTCGTCGGGGCGGTGACGGAAGCCATGTGCGATCACCCCCCGATCAGGTTCAGACTTCGGTTACTCGGCGACTAGAAACCCATCGACATGAGGTCACCGGTCTCGATCCGGCCGCGGGACGACACCAGGTCGACCACCGGCGGCGGGGCCGGTGCCGGCGGCTTCCCGAAGACGCCGAGGCCATGCAGGGCGTCGGTGATTGCGCACAGGCCGCTGATGTCGCCGGCGGAGTGGCGCAGGTCCCACGCCCAGGAGTCGACCAGCGTGCGGGTCGCCGACTTGCGCAGCATCGTCAGCAGTCGGTCATCGCCCAGCTGGCGCATCTGACCGGTGATCGCCGCGTCGTAGAGCCGGCCACAGGCGTTCGCCTGGTCCCGAGCCGTCATCGACTGCGGCTCCAACTTCACCGGCAGCCGCTCCGACACCTCGTTGAGCAGCGACGCCCCCGGCCCGGCCGGGTTGTACATCACCGCCAGCACGCTGTGCCGCTTCGCCAGCTCACCGAAGCGGCCAGCGATCCAGTCGGTGCCCTGCCGGTAGTCGATCAGCTCCACGTGCGGCAAGCCGTCACTGCGGAACCCGGCAACCCCGATAGCACCCCAGGAACGGTCCCAGGACACCTGCCAGGACAGCACCACGCCGCCGGCAATCGTCGACTTCGGATCCGCGCACTTCACCCACGCCGTCAAAGGGATCTTCGACGGAACCAGATCAGGCACCCGTTGACACAGGCACTCGGTACGGAAGATCGGCTCCGGGTCGGTCTCCAGCGCCGCGCGCAACGCCTCGTACGAGATGCCCTGCGGGTAACCCAGCGACGGATTCGCCAGCCGCCACATCTGCGGATCATCGATCGGACAGTCATCCGGCGCAGACCACTCGAAGATCCCCAGCGACGAATCCGCCTCCGGGTCCTCGACCGCGGTCCGGCCCTTCTCCTGCAGGTCGTTCAGCACGATCGAGCGATCATCGCCGGCGTTGGAGAACGCCCAGATCTGCGCCTTACGGCGGGCCATCGTCGTCTTGGTGACCGCGGCCCACGAGTCCCAGGTGTGATGTTCGCGCAGCTCGTCAAGGTTCACGTCGTCGCCGGACAGGCCACGGCCACCCTTGCGCGAGGCCGCGGCCACCTTCCACCGCGAGCCGTGGATGAGCTTCAAGGTCTTCTTGCCGTTGACCCGGACCACGCCGCCATCGCGCGGGACCTCGGCGAACAGTTCCGGGATCGACTCGACGATCTCGACCGCTTTATCCCAGGATTCTTCGGAAACATCCAGGTTCTGAGCGGTTCCGATCACCAGCGGAACCCGCAGGACGAACATCTTCCACAGGTTCTTGACCTCGACGATGGTCGTCTTGCCGTTCTGCCTGGCAACCAGCACCAGGACAGTGCGGAACCGGAACCGGCCATCCGGCCGCAGCTCAAGGGCGTGGATCAGCAGCCAGCGCTGCCAGGGAATCAGGTCGAACCCCAGGACCTCCTCGGCGAACTGCACCGCGGAGAAGCCCAGCGACGTTGCTGGGGTCAGTGCACATCCGCAGCCGCACGGTCCGGGTCGACCTGTGACCAGAGGCGGAGTGAAGATTCTAGGGGTGGTCGAGCCGAGGAGAGACGCCGCGAGTAGCACCGCGCCTCCCCGGCTGGTCGTACACATGCACGAGCCACTGGCGCTGCCACGGTGGCAGCGCCAAGCCCAGGACGGACTCAACAAAGTCGGCCACCAGGTTGCCGTCAGGCTCCTTGCTGGCCGGCCGCGTCGCGGAGCTGTGCAAGGCGACTCCCCACCGGCTTGTCCTTCTTCATCGCCGCACGCGCCGCCGGCGTACCACCCAGGTCCCGCAGCACGCCCTGCAGCTGAGGGCCCAGCCAGCCGACCGTCTTCGTGACCTCGCACATCGCGGCCAGCTTCTCGACCCGCTTGTAGATGTCCGGCTGGCCCGCCGCGTCCCGCAGGATCTGCGCCAGCTCCTCGGCCCGGTCGACGGCCTTCTCGATCTCCTCCGCCTGACGTAGGGCGAGCGTCTTCATGGCCTGGTCCGTCGGGGCGAGCCAGTCCATCGCGTCGACAGCAACCCGAACGGCGTCCCGGAGGTCGGGTGCGCGCTCACGCTGCGTATCCGGAACTGCGACCAATCTGGGTCGAGCCGCCATATGTCACCCTCCGTTACCCGAGTCACAACTACCGAGAGTGATATCGACGCCGGGGCCGCGTAGCTATGCACCCGGGCACGGGGTGGCGCGGGGGGAGATTGGGGGGAT